ACCCCACAGCGCATTCTCCCTTGCTCAATGTGGCCATATATGACCCACGTGGCACAGGGTTGGACGCATGATGGGGGGGTGGGCTGCGGCGGCGAAATCGCGCGCACTAAGGTGCCGGATGTGTATACGAGAGAGCAATTTAGGGCACTTAATACCCCTAATTAGTACCTGTATGTTAGCGACCACTAACTTCTTAGTAATCAATAAGATACGTGTATCATTGTGGCCGGATATGACCCCCCTAAAGGGACGCCTGTGGAACACTCCGTGGAACACTATTGGCTGACAGCTAGAGGCGTCACAGAGGCGTAGTGAACACTAACATAAACGCACGTCGACATAAAGCGTAGTGGACACTAACCTCTCGGCCCCCTGATACCAAGGCCTGACAAACAGTTAGCGAATTCTCTTGACTTTCAGGACAATATGTGATATAATGAGACATCTCTTGAGTACAGAGACACACTAGACATACATTAACGCTCTACTACTAATGATTGGCTTGTAGTAGTTCTAGACGTTAATGACATCCAATGCTCCTCTCCACTGACAGACAGCTAGGAGCTACATTGTAACTACAGGGGACTCCCACATGAAGACTTGCTCTATCTGCTTGACAGAGAAGCCCATTACAGAATTCCATTACATAGCCCTTGGTGTCACGACCAGAGGGTGTATTGTCTGTGTCAAGAAGCCCTTGGTTGTTGAAGATGCCAAGTAACGAATCGGACGCCCACTCTACCCCTCCTATCGTGGAAGACGTTCCCCTCGTCCCAAGCGGTAACAGAGTCGGGCGTCCACCTAAACCCAAGAAGCGAGGCGTTGGAAGGCCCAAGGGCAACACAGCTATCCTTGCCGAATACCAAGAGCGTATGCTCAATAGCCCCAAGTCTAGGAAGGTGTTAGATAAAGTCTTTGACATAGCCTTGGATGACGATCATAAGCATCAAGCAGTGTGCATTAAGCTAGTCGTGGATCGTCTAGTCCCTATGAGTCACTTTGAGAAGGAGAAGAGTGGTGGTATATCGGGTATTACTATTACAATGGCTTCTGCTGGTGGCGATGTCAACATCAATACCGGCGATGACAGCAGCGAAGAACGAGACATTAGCGACTACACAGACTACGAGGACATCACAGATGGCGAAAGCTAGACAGCAACATGGCTGGCCCCTGACGCCATCATTCGAGAGATATCTTAAGCTGAACGAGAATGACGTTCTACTTGAGAGCATGAAAGGAAACAGAAGGCTACAGAAGGTGCGTCACCCTAGCCCCGAGAAGGGCACTGACACGGTGGGCTTTGGTCACAAGATGTCACAGGAAGAGCATGACAGCGGCTTCATCAACGGTGTCAGGGTGTCTTCGTACACTCGTGAGGACATCGACAGGCTGTTCCAAAGAGATCAGTCCCGTATCTGGGAGCGTCTAGCCAAGAAGGTGCAGAGTGAGCATAAGACAGACCTTAAGAGCCTGAGCATTAGGCAGCGAGAGATGCTGTTCGACTTTGAATACAACGTGTCCAATGGGATCAAAGCGTTCCCTAAGTTCGCTGCAGCTGTTGTCAAGGGGGATTACGCCACAGCCTTGATGGAAAGCAAGCGTCACTACACAGATGCCGACACAGGAGAGAAAGCAGAGCTTACTAAGAGGAATCAGCAGTTTGCTGCTCAGTTCTATAATGAAGCTGCTCGCAAGGGAGACTACACCTCTGAGGAAGCACAGGCGTCCTCCATAGACACTATAGACCTTATACGTAAGGGAGAAGGCGAAGAGGCTCTTACAGCAGCTGCTAGGGCAATGCCTTCTAATATAGCAGAAGAAGCATCGTTGCAGAGAAACGCCGTAGCTCAGGAGGCTAAGGTGGAAGCAGCAGTGGCACCACAGCAGCCACAGCAGCCACAGCAGCCACAGCAGCCACAGGCTCCACAGGCCCTAGCGTCTAACATGCCTGCTCCCAACATAGACCTTAAAGGCATGTTGTCCAAGGAACACGTAGCACCTTCCGGTGAGAAGGGGATGCTTAGCCCGCTCACTAGCGCCAATAGGGTTTAACAGATACGAATAGGGGAAACATGAGTAATCAAGCGTTTGAGATCAGTTTAACGCCGTGGCAGACAACAGTCTGGGAGGACACGACACGCTTTAAGGTGGTGGCAGCAGGAAGACGGACAGGAAAGAGCCGCTTAGCTGCTAACATCTTAATTTATAAGGCACTAACCTGCCCAACGAAGACCGCTAAGGTGTTCTACGTGGCCCCAACACAGGGTCAGGCTAAGGATATCATGTGGGAATTGATACAGGAGATCGCGGGAGACCTCGTAGCCACCTGTCACAAGAACGATGTCACGATTACGCTGAAGAACGGCGTTGTGATTGCTCTGAAGGGCGCTGATAGACCCCAAACCATGCGTGGTGTCAGTCTCTGGTACGTTGTGTTGGACGAATATGCCGACATTAAGCCAGATGTGTGGGAGACAATCCTCCTTCCAGCCCTCTCAGACCATGACGGCCACGCTTTGTTCATCGGAACGCCGATGGGACGCAACCACTTCTACGAATTGTACAAGGATGCGGAACATGGGGACGATCCAGACTTCACAGCGTTCCATTACACGTCATATGACAACCCGTTCCTAAGCAGGGACAACATAGAGCGCGCTAAGCGCAGTATGTCCACCCATAACTTCCATCAAGAGTACATGGCTTCCTTTGAAAGCACAGGAGGCCGTATATTCAACAGCGATTGGATAGATATTGTGGAAGAAGGGCCGTCAACGGGCGGTGAATACTACATAGCTGTTGACCCTGCTGGCTTTAAGGCCGAGGGCGGTAAGCAAACCAAGAACACAAAGCTCGATGACACGGCCATCTGCATTGTACAAGTAGGAGCAGACGGTAAGTGGTACGTTGTAGACATCGTATCAGGACGCTGGACTCTCGGAGAGACTGCGGACAAGATATTCGACACATGCCGCAAGTATAACCCACAGCGGGTAGGCATAGAGAGAGGCATAGCACAGCAGGCCCTCTTGCCTACACTACAAGACCTTATGAGGAAGTCAGGGCAGTACCTGAACTTCGAGCTGCTCACACACGGCAACGCTAACAAGGTTGATCGAGTGACATGGGCGCTACAAGGACGATTAGAAAAGGGGGAACTGGTGTTCCTAGAAGGAGACTACCTGCCTAAAGTGATAGACCAGCTAGTAAACTTCCCAGACAAACGGGTTCACGATGACACTATTGATGCTTTAGCTTACATAGCACAGCTTGCTATACACAGCTACGGTGACGACTTAGACGACTATGACGACGGGTCATGGTCAGCACACTACTAAAGGGCAACAACAATGAGCGACGATTTCATGGAATTATCACCGCTATCAGATGACAGCTTAGTAATGAGCGAGACTCTCGAGAGCTGGGTGCTTAACAAAGCAGAGGCATGGCGTGATGATTACCAATCCCGCTACCAAGAAGATCACCAAGAGTTCTACCGCTTATGGCGTGGAGTCTGGAGCGAAGAAGACGGTAGCAAGAAGAGCGAGCGTTCACGTTTCGTCTCTCCTAACACAGCACAGGCTGTAGAGGAATCATGCGCCGAGTTGGATATGTCCATGTCTCCTGTTCTGTTTGACATTCAGGACGATGAAGCAGACAAGACGTCAGCACAGAGCCAAGACATTGGTAAGCTACGCCGTCTCCTTAAGGAAGACTTAGAGGCAGCTAGGATACAGCCGTGTATCTCTGAAGCCATCCTCATCGCCGCCATCTACGGCAGCGGTGTAGCAGAAGTAGAGCTTACAGAAACCATCGAACAGAAGGTTGCAGTGCAAGGTGCTATGGACGGAGCAGTACAACAGGTAGGCGTACAGATGAAGGAGCGCGTACAAGTGCGTCTGCGTCCTCTCCTGCCACAGAACGTATTAGTAGACCCCAACTGCACCAGCGTAGAAGACGGCCTCGGCATTATGATTGACGAGTTCGTAGGTGCTGAGTCCATTCGTATGGATCAGGAGAAGGGAGTGTATGACGACACAGTGGACGTAGGCACAGTAGCTGCTGACGACTACAACCTGTCACCAGATCAAGAGAGCATCACGTACTCAGAGGATCGTGTACGCCGTCTTAAGTATTTCGGCCTCGTACCTCGACACCTGTTAGAAGAAAGCCAGAACGCATACGACGAAGAAGTGTACATTGAGCCTCTGATGGCACCTAGCGAGATGGATCAAGAGCCTAGCTACTTCGTAGAAGCTATCGTAGTGTTAGGTAATGACAAGCTGTTATCAGCCGTTGCCAACCCCTACATGATGCAGGATCGTCCCATCGTAGCATTCCAGTGGGACAACGTACCTAGCAGGTTCTGGGGTCGTGGCGTTGTAGAGAAGGCACGTACTTCACAGAACGCATTAGACACAGAGATACGATCACGCATAGACGCACTAGCCCTCACCATACACCCAATGATGGCGATAGACGCGACACGTATGCCACGCGGCAGTGATCCCACTGTACGTCCCGGCAAGATGATTAAGGTGAACGGCAACCCAGCAGAGATCTTGCAGCCATTCAACTTCGGTGCAGTAGACCAGATCAACTTCACCCAAGCGGCTGAGCTACAGAAGATGCTACAGCAGGCCACAGGAGCCATCAATGCTTCTGGTATGCCAGCAGCGGCAGCAGCAGGCGCAGGTACAGGTGCTATCGCAATGACCCTAGGCGCGTCTATGAAGCGTCACAAGCGTACATTAACTAACTTCCAGACATGCTTCCTCATCCCTCTGATCCAGAAGGCTGCTTGGAGATACATGCAGTTTGATAGTGAGCATTACCCAGTAGGTGACTACAAGTTTAACGCCACTGGCAGCATGGGCCTCATCGCCCGTGAGTACGAGACCAGCCAGTTGAGCTTCCTCCTGCAAACTATGGGCGCGGACAGCCCTCTGTACCCAGTGGTGCTTGAGAGCATCGTTGATAACATGAGCCTGAGCAACAGAGAAGAGATAATCGCTAAGCTACGTGAAGCCTCGCAGCCTGATGAGCAAGAAGCTCAGATGGCACAGCAGAAGCACGACATGGAGATCAAGGTTCAGGAGACTACACTTAAGGCACTTGAGGGTCAGGCAATTGCTGACATGGCTAAGGCTGCTAAGACTCAGGCTGAGATGTCTAACATCGCTGTCGAGAACGACATTGCCTACGCTAAGATTGCAGCCACCACTATAGACCCAGAGGACGACGCAGCCAAGGAGTTTAAGATGAAGATGGAAGTTCTTGACAACATCCGTAAGGACAGGGAGCTTAACATTAAAGAAGAAGAGTCCAAGTTGCAGGTGGAGCTGCTACGTAAGGAAGGACAAGAAGAAGAAGTTAACCAAGCAGCTATGGCACAATTTATGAGCGAAGGCTCTGATATGGAGACACAACAATGAAGATGTCAGACTTTCTAGTGGTCGCGGGGAATCTCCGCAAGGAAATCCAAGCGGGTCAACGCAAGATAGACGCAGCACGTAAAGAGATAGAAGCCATCCCAGAGATAGCTGACGGCAGTAGACAGAAGCAGGAGGTTCGCAGCATGGCTGCTGAGCTTCGTGGTCAGATTGCTAATGAAGCTAAAGGTAAGACAGGCAAGGATGGCAAGGTTGGGCCTAAAGGGTCTGACGGAAAGGACGGACGTAACGGACGTGACGGCAAAGACGGCACTGACGGAGTAGACGGATTCGGGGATGCAGGCAAGGATGGCATCAGTGTCACAGATGCCGAGATAGACTTCGACAACAGGTTCACCTTCCATATGTCTGACGGCTCAGAGATAGCCACAACAAACAACCTGAACTTAGAAGACTCTATACGTCAGTATGGCCGAGGCCCAGCAGGAGCGCCGGGTTCTACAGGAGCTGTCGGCCCAGTCGGACCAGATGGCAGGGACGGCACAGACGGAGAAGGAACAAACCTAGCGCCTCTGGACAACACATGGACAGGTACTAATACGTTCGATGCTAGCATCACTGTAAACGCCTTCTCATACTTTGAAGGGGCTAAGTTCCAGCGTACCACTTCTGGCTCTGGCGCTAACGCTATCGGGGCATCAGCAGGACTTGTAGCCCAAGGCGCTAACGCTGTAGCTGTAGGCCTATCAGCTGGTAGCAGTCTTCAAGCCGCAAACGCCGTAGCTATGGGTAACTTAGCCGGCCAGACTACGCAGGGCGCTCAGGGCGTTGCTCTGGGATACGTAGCTGGTCGTACTACGCAAGGCGCTAATTCTGTAGCAGTAGGTAACTCAGCAGGTAACAATGCTCAAGGAACACGAAGCGTAGCTATAGGATACGCGTCTGGCTTAACTACTCAGGGCGTAAGCTCCGTAGCTGTAGGTGACTCAGCAGGCCAGATTTCACAAGGCGCAAGCTCTGTAGCTCTCGGTGTTAACGCGGGGGTAACTACGCAGGGCGCAAGCTCTGTAGCTATTGGTATTGCATCAGGCCAAACTACGCAAGGCACTAACGCTGTAGCTATGGGAAACCGAGCAGGCCAGATCGATCAAGGCGCACAAAGCACCGCTGTTGGTTACTATTCTGGTAGATACAACCAAGGAGATAACTCTGTTGCTATCGGGCGCTCGGCTGGTGAAGGCAGTGCCACAGTAGGAGACTTCCAAGGAGACGCCTCTGTAGCAGTTGGCTACCAAGCAGGAAAGACTACACAAGGCACAACCTCTGTAGCTGTAGGATACGCAGCAGGAAAGACTACTCAGGGCGTAAGCTCCGTAGCTGTAGGTAACACAGCAGGTCAGACTACACAGGGCGACTCCTCTGTAGCTGTAGGTAAAGCAGCTGGTAACGCTACGCAGGGCGGTAACTCTGTAGCTGTAGGTAACTCAGCAGCGTCTAACAACCAAGGATCAAATGGTGTAGCTGTTGGTGTGCAAGCAGGCCAAACCGACCAATCAAACTTTGGGGTCGCTATAGGTAACTTAAGCGGCCAAACTACACAAGGCTCTAGCGCTGTAGCTGTAGGAAACTCAGCAGGTCAGACTACGCAGGGCACTGGTGGAACTGCTGTAGGTGTTGGTACAGGCCAGACTACACAGGGCAGCTACGGAACTGCTGTAGGATACTACGCTGGTTCTATCACCCAAGGAAACAGCTCCACTGCTGTTGGACGTTCAGCGGGCAGGACTAATCAGGGCGCAAGCTCTACTGCCGTAGGATACAACGCTGGTCAGAACAACCAAGGCGCAACAGCCGTAGCTATCGGAGTAAACGCAGCCCAGACTTCGCAAGGCGATAGCTCCACTGCTGTGGGATACTTAGCAGGTAACAACACGCAGGGCGATAACGCTGTAGCTGTAGGAAACTCAGCAGGCAAAACTACGCAGGGCGAATCCTCTGTCGCTGTAGGTCGAAGCGCAGGAGAAACTACGCAGGGCGGCAACTCTGTCGCTGTTGGTAACTCATCAGGTAGAATTTCACAGGCATCTAGTGCTGTAGCTGTCGGTCTTAACGCTGGTAACGCAGATCAGCAAGAAAGCGCCGTTGCTGTTGGAAATGCAGCAGGTAACAATACGCAGGGTGTGGCTTCTGTAGCCGTAGGCGTCAGCTCAGGTAATTCTAATCAGGGCGCTAACTCAGTAGCTGTAGGTAACTCAGCAGGACAAACTACACAGGGCGATAACGCTGTTGCTGTCGGATACCTAGCTGGAGCCAGCTCCCAAAGCATCAACGCTGTTGCTGTCGGATTATCATCAGGGCAGACGTCTCAGGGAGAGCAGGCCGTAGCTGTCGGGTTACAAGCAGGGCAGACGTCTCAGGGAACGAGAAGTATAGCTATTGGTGGTGCGGCAGGTCAAACCAACCAAGGCGATAACGGCATCATCATCAACTCAACTGGAGCTGCACTAGATGACACCACTAATGGTCACATCCACATAGCTTCATCTCTTGGCGAACTCGCCTTCACATCAGCCACTGGCTGGACACTCGATGGTAACGCTATTGTCACAGCAGACGTAGTAGCAGCATCAACAGACTTCGCAGACTTCAAAGCCCGCGTAGCAGCACTTTAACCTAAAGGAATACAATTATGAACGACATGCCAATGACTTGTGTATGCACAGAAGAAGTATCTAGCGTAGTGCTGATACCCTCTAGCGGCCAAGCAATCTTCAACATATCAAAGACTACAACACTGGATAACGGTGTTGAGCTGCCATCAGGAAGCGAGACAGTAAGTGTTGATGTTCCTGCTGATATGCAAAAAGCTCTGCTAGCGCTTATGCCAGCGCCTATGATGCCCACAACAAAGGAGAAGTAACAATGAGAGAGATGGTCAGCTTTAAATGCAGCGGAGGACACTCTAGCGAGATGTTTGTCACTGCTGATTGCGTGGCCGCCTCTTGTCCTAAGTGTGGTGAAGAGGCCACTAAGGTTCTTAGTGCCGATGAAGCGGCGATTAAGCAGCTCAGAGAAGAAGCCGCCGCTAGTAAGGTGGAGCTGATGGGTATGCTTCAGGAGGCCACACAAGCCCCTGAAGCCCTCCTAGAAGCAGCCTCTACTAATACCATGCCTGAAGAGGAACGTGCAGTAGCGGTCATTGAGGAGGCTCCTAGAGTATTGGACATAGACGTAGACTTCGACAACCGTCTCATTATGCAGATGGATGACGGCACTGTTCACACCAGCGAAAGCCCTATTAACGTGGTGCGTGGGCAAACAGGCTCAACAGGGGCTAAGGGAGAGAGAGGCACCGATGGCACACAGGGCATACCGGGCGCAGACCTACTACCACTCGCTAACACGTGGGATGAGCTTAATACGTTTACTCTAGGGCTTACTTCGCCTACTGATATTACGTCTACTGCCGGAAACGGTATCTTCTACGGCGCTCAGGGTAATACAGCTAACCTAGCAATGGGCGCAGGCGCTCTCGCGCTAACAACAGGAGGACAGAACGTAGGTATAGGCTCAAACGCTGGGACGAACATATCCTCAGGCGAAAGTAACTTAGCAATAGGTGCATCAGCACTGCTGCTTATAACAACTGGTGTAGGTAACGTAGGTGTCGGACAAGGCGCTATGTTTCTAGCTACTGGCTCTCAGAACGTAGCCATTGGTCGCGTAGCTGGGCAGAGCTTAGGATCAGGAGATAACAACACTGTTATAGGATGCGGCATGACTGCTGCTCAGATGGACAATACAGTGCTGATTGGCGCTGGTGCTACAGAGCGTCTGAAGATAACCTCTAACGCTGTAGTTATGGGTAACAACGCAGGGCAGTCCAGCAGCTCGAACTCTGTAGCTATCGGCAACTCAGCAGGTAAGAGTTCACAAGGTTCAAGCAGTTTGGCTATAGGAACGAGCGCGGGCCAGAACTCACAGGGCGTCTACTCTATAGCTATTGGACGTGGAGCAGCTAAGGACAACCAAGGCGATCACAGCATCGTCATCAACGCCTCTGGAGGTACACTCAATGACGCCACCGATGGTAACATACACATAGCAAGTGACGAAGGTTCGATAGACTTCACTGCCGCTGGCGGCTGGACAATAACGGACGCAGCAGTAACAGAAGTATTATTTACTAAAGAAGCACTGCAAGCAGTCGCAGCAGCCGCTACGGACTTCGCAGACTTCCAGACTAGGATAGCGGCCCTCTAGGGAACGCTGCCACACAGAGCCTCACAGGGGCAGGAGAGTACAATGGTAATCACACAGACACAGTTTAACGCAGCAATGGCTGAGATCAATGCGTCCTTCATGGCTCTAAGCAAGCGGGTTGAGAAGATCGAGGCAGAGAAGGCAGCAAAGCCGGTAGCCAATAAAGACAAGAAATAGCTTGACAAATGCCCAGCAGTGTGGTATAATAGTTTAATGTTCAGAGGGACAAGAACTACTACAAGCAACCACTACTAGGGGACAAGCAATGGATGACATGAACGAATACATTGATGCTACACGAGACTTGCTGATGTCTAAGGGCTGGGCTTATATCGTTGAGGAGCTTGAAGAGCTAGTCGACATGAGGTCAGATGTCCGAGGGATTGCTAGTATAGAAGACCTCTACTTACATAAGGGCATGGTCATGGTGGCTCAGGGTCTCTTGGACTTGCAGCGTGATATAGAGAGCATAGAGCAGGAGAGAATGGAAGAGGAGGGAGTACATTGAGAATCATAGTAGACATGGTGTGTCCTGAAGGCCACCGTAACGAATACTGGGTAGAGAGAGACGTGCGTGAAGCGCCCTGTTCTGAATGCCCAGCCACAGCATCACGAGTTGTTAGTCCAGTTAGAGTCAAGTTCTTAGGCCACGGTTGGCCTGACAAAGACCACAGCTGGGCAAAGCAACACGAGTATCACGGCGACACGGCTAAGGCTGCGCGCGGTGAACCACTAGGCTAGAGCAATCTAGCAACCACGAGGCCACCCATTCCGGACAAGGCCCACTCATTCCACAACCTATAAGGCGGAATAACATGGCACGACCATTATTACACAACGAGACGCCCGAAGAGAACACCGACTTCGACTTCGCTGACCCGTCACAGGCGGACAACTCTGAAGAAGAAGCTGCATCTGATATACCTGAGAAGTTTGCAGGGAAGTCACAGGCTGAGCTGGCTACAATGCTTATGGAAGCTGAACGCTTTCGGGGCAAACAGGCCAATGAAGTAGGAGACTTGAGACGCAGTGTTGATGAACTCCTGAAAGCACAACTCGTTAAGGAGCAGGCAGCCCCTGTGGTAGAAGAAGAAGAGATCGACTTCTTCACCGACCCCGATAAAGCTATTGCACGTAAGATTGAGACACACCCTGACATCGTTGCAGCACGTGAGGCGACCACTCGCAACACTCAAGCAGCTACTAAGGCTCAACTCCTACAAGCACACCCCGACATGGAAGCTATCGTCGCAGACGCCAAGTTTGGCGAATGGGTAGAAGCATCTCCAGTACGTAAGCGCCTCTTGGCAGCAGCCCACTACGACTACGACTATGATTCAGCTAATGAATTGTTTAGTAATTGGAAGGAACGCTCTGAGATAGCTGATCGTACAGTAGCGGTGAGCAAGCAAGAGCGCAGTCAAGCTATCAAAAGCGCTGGTACAGGCTCAGGTAACCCTGCACAATCTAAGGTATCCAAGAAGATGTATCGTAGAACGGACATCGTTCGTCTAATGAACAGTGATCCGGAGCGATATGCTGCAATGTCTGAAGAGATCTTCAAGGCATACGCAGAGAATCGCGTCATATAACCCCACACTTAATCCTTATAGGAAGTAATTCTAATGGCAACATCTGTATTCCCCGCAACTGGCGGACAAATGAACAACACTACTCAGGCTGTCTTCATCCCTGAGATCTGGTCTGACGAGATCATCGCTGCTTACAAGCGTACCCTCGTACTGGCTAACCTAGTCTCCAAGATGCCTATGACTGGCAAGAAAGGCGACACCATTCACGTACCTAAGCCCACCCGTGGTGCTGTTGCAGCTAAGGTCTCTGGCCAAGCTGTCACCATGCAGTCTGACGTTGAGAGCGAAGTTATCGTTCTGATCGACCAGCACTTTGAGTACTCACGCTTCATCGAAGACATCACTGAGAAGCAGGCGTTGAACTCTATGCGTGCCTTCTACACTGGCGATGCTGGTTATGCTCTTGCTAAGAAAGTCGACACCGACCTCCAGAACCTTGGTACTGGTCTTGGCGATAGCTCTGGTAAAGTAGCCGCTCCTACTACTTCTGATTGGGTCAACTCTGCTGTCCTTAAGAATGCCGGATCAGGTTCACTGGTTCCTTTCGTTGCTGCTGGCGGTGCTGGCACTGCTTTTGACGATGCTGCTTTCCGTAGCCTTGTACAATTGCTGGACGACGCTGACGTACCTATGGACAACCGTTCATTCGTCATCCCACCTGCAATGCGTAACGTAATGCTTGGTATTGACCGGTATGTTTCTAGCGACTTCGTTGGCGGCACTGGCGTTGAGACTGGTCTCATCGGTGAACTGTACGGCATTAAGTGCTACGTCACTACTGCTTGCCCAGTGATCGAGACTGGCGTTCGCGCTGCTACTCTTCTGCACAAGGACACTTACGTCCACGCAGAGCAGTTGGCTGTTCGTTCACAGAGCCAGTACAAGCAAGAGTTCCTTGCTGACTTGTTCACAAGCGACACTATCTACGGTACGCAGGTTATGCGTCCTGAAGCTGGATTCGTCTTGGCTGTAGCTGGATAATCTCCACTTAGCTTTAAGGCCCTGTCATCGTAAAGGTGGCGGGGCTTTTCACGTACTGACACCCCACACAGGACACACCAATGGCAACAGCAATCATCACTAAGAATAGCAGCACCCCCGCAGCAGTGCCAGTATTGGCAGACCTCCTTGCTGGCGAACTCGCGGTTAACACTGCTGACGGAACCCTCTTCGCAGGCACAGGCTCAGGCGTTATACAAATTGGAGACCCAGATTCGGCCCTAACTAATGCGGCCAACGTATTCACAGAGACCAACACATTCGCAGACCTCGCAGCAGACGCAGTTACGGCTGTCTCTGTAGACACAGGAGATGTAACAGCAGCGGCAGTCACAGCAGTATCCTTTGCAGGGGACGGCTCAGCCCTCACTGGACTCCCAGCATCAGGCGTAACAGCAGGCAACGGGGTGGACGCTATAGAGGTGTTAACAACAGCAGCATACACAGCTCTATCTCCCAAGGTGTCCACTACAATGTACGTACTTATAGGGTAGATAATGACTATACCAATAGAAGGCGTTACATGCAGAGCAGTACAGGGAACAACCACCACAACAGCAAGCGTTACAGATACGGACATGCTACCTAACGGTGAGTTCCCTAAGTTTGCTGTCGTTGATATATGGCTTCAGTCTGCTAATTCATCAGAAGATACTAACACAGGCGACATACGTGCCACCTTGTCATTCACACGGTGGTTCGTAGACGCAAACGGATCAGCCGTTTGCGGCCTACAGAAAGACGGGTTCAGTCCGCCTGAAGGCGTTAACTCATCAGGGGCTGTAATTAACGTGGTGCGTCTGGATACAGCGAATCAAAGCGCTGACGTTGCTGTTGTGCTTAGTGCTGGCGGATTGATTGTAAGCGTGGCTAACGCTACTGCTGACGCTCAGGTACACTACGTAGCTCGTATGTACTCAGGCCGAGGCATACTAAACGCCAAGCTAGTGAGTCAGCAGTCCAATACCACCTCCGTAACGGGCTTGTCATTCGAGCCTAACACCCTGTTAGCTATGGGGTCGTTTAACACCGCTAATAACCCAGCGTATGCGTTCGGCTGCGTAGACAGTACACTCACTCAGGCCTCTTATTGTGTTGCCAGTACAAGCTCTGACACAGGCTCAGCCGTATCCAACAGTGGCACAGGACTACGTATGATTAGAGGGGACGTGGCCACTTCCGTCAGTGTTGTAACAGTGTGGGAAGTTACAGCCTTTACGTCAGACGGCTGGACTAATACTAGGGCTGGAACAGGCAACCCCTTCTATTTAGTGGTTCCTATTCACGTCATAGCCCTCAGACTGGCCGATCCTACAGACTTCGAGGCAGACCTATCAGTAGACAGCAACACCCTGTCCGATACAGTCACGCTTGATAACCCCTTCTGCAACATTAACTGGGAGACGGTTAGAGGCTGTGTTCGTAACGGCGTCACCATTGACGGAGGAACAGCAGGCACATCTACAGGGCTGTCTACGTACTCCGTTGACACAGCAACAGGAGTGCCAGTGGGTAGCTCGTGGGTCGTAGACGCTACCGCAGCACATAGCTACATTAGCCTAAACCCTAATGGGGTCTTAGCGCGTGTCATAGATACTCAAGATGACATCAACGAGTGGACTCCTACACTACAGAGTGGCAACAAAGGCCTAGACTACGCCCGCACCTCTGGGTCTGCCTTGTCAGATGACGTGGTGTACTTCTCTTGGGGATTCGTTCAGTCTGCTAAGTACAACATATACGTAGGAGGCAGCGCCATAGCAGACATAGGGGTAGGCATCACACCCCCTGACGAGATACTGGTCGGTCTATCCTCAGTAACTAACGCAATATAACGGAGCGTCACATGGCTAAGAAGGAAGGAATGTTCAACGCTTCTCAGATAACGGGTAAGACTTGGGCGGATATGAACAATACAGAGAAGGCTGCTCACGTTGTAGGACGAGGAGGCGACACCAGCATCTTCAGTAAGCAGGACTTAGCTTCGGGCAAGGGCTGGCTAGACACTAACGTAGGCGACAAGCAAGCACAGACTAGCTTGTTCGTACAGGCCCGTGACGCAGCAGGACAGCGCGTAGAGGATGGGATGTTTGGCGGCACAGATGCACAGGCAGCTAGAGCCACACAGCTTGCTCAACTAGCCACCCCCGGCTGGAGCATGGAGACTGACATAGGAGGAGCCGTAGGAGGCGTAGCCACATCAGGAGGAGCTAGTCTAGGAGTGGGGTATAGAGACCCTATAGACACAAGCGTATTCGACAAGATGGACGGTACGGCCTCTGAGGGCATGTTCTCTAATGAGAAGCAGACAACAGGCTCGTGGGACAACAACAAAGGCTGGACCCTATACAACCCAGAGACACGTGAGTTCGAGAACTACGCAGACCCCGGCAGAGAGGATGGCACTAGCGCCTTCACTGCTGGCGAGGGCAACACAGGTTACTACAAGACTGCTGACGGTAAGACCGTACTAGGCTTCCTGCCCTCTGAGTCTATACCGGTGTCTGATGGCACAGGAAGCAGTAACGTATCAGTAGCAGCGGCTCCTCTCACAGCTGAAGAGGTTGCAGCTAAGACTGATGCAGAGATAGCAGCAGAGAATCTCACCCCTGTAGCTCCTCCTCCCTTTGTGTGGGAAGGCACATATAACGATGCCACCAGTATTATACAAGAGTCAGACAGCTTGTTCTTCTCTGGCGAAAGCAACAGCGAACGTGGACAGGAGCTTAACAGCATACTATCAACAGCTGACTTCCAGACACAGTACGTTGCAGGCTTGAGGGACGACCCTGCTACAAACCCGCAGGAGTTCTTCAACAGCATACACACTATGTTCTTCTACAACCCTGAAGAGTTCAGCAAGTGGCAGGCCAACCCTGCTAACCGAGACATGGCCTTACGCTTCCACGCTATGGCAGCAGCCGGTGGGTTCCCGTCCAATGACGGCCTTAGAGTTAAGGGCGAGCTTGTATGGGGCGATGAAGCAGGAACATGGACACACGAGAAGCATCAACAGTATGCTAACGTACTCGGAGACCAAATCAGGCAAGACCTAGGATGGGGAGACGAGTACGAGCGTGACGGTAGCATGATTGCTACAGGGTACAGCGGTGAGTACAGCAAGGATGTCAACAACGCCAGCAGTGGCGGAGACTTCTGGAAGATAGGAACATCACAGAAGAAGACAGACGGCGTAGGCAACTTCGTTAAGGACAACCCCGTACAGGTGGCAGCTATCGTAGCGTCACTGGCGTTCGCTCCTTATGCTACACAAGCTATAGCAGGATCGCTGGCTGGTGTTGTACCCGCTGCTGCCATACCTGCTGTGTCTGGAGGGCTGTACGCCGCTGGAGCGCAGCTTACGACTCAGCTTGTAACAGGTCAGGACTTAGACCTAGCGGGAGCGCTTAAGACAGGCGCCATAACAGCAGCCACTTTCGGCATAGTTCAGACAGGTGCTGAGTATTTAACAAAGGCAGCTGGCGTATCAATGGAGGTGGCAGAGAGAGCCGTGTCTATTGGACTGGAGACAGCGGCCAACGGTGGAGACCTAGTAGCTGCTGTAACTGATGAGCTTATCTCTAGTGGTATGGAGCTAGCTGGTAACGCATTAGACGGACTCACTGGTGCCATAGGTGACTTCGTGACGGGTGACGGTGCTGTTGACTGGGATCCAAATGAGCCTCGGCCTGATTGGATGTCAGACGATGAGTATATGTCTGCGGTGGCTGGCGGATTCGATGGCAATGTCGTAGGCAGCGGTACCTCCTTGAATGGGCCTAGTGGCCTTGAAGAGTTTGACATATTCAGCGACACAGCGGCTCTTACTCCTCTTGGCGATGATACCTTTGAGGGTAACATCCAAGGCATGACAGACTACAATGCCGAAGACGTAGGCAACTTTGAGCAGAACCTCACCAGCCTACAAGAGTCAGGCTACCCCATCGTTGACCAACACGGAGACGAGCTGAGCATATCAGGCGACTACGTTAAGAACGGAGACGATGATACATGGATTAGATTAGAAGACGCTAATGGCGGAGACGGCAGCGGCGGTAATGGCGGAGACGGGGACGGCGGCAACAACGGAACAGGCTCTAACGGTAACGGCGGCGAAGGCGATGGTGGTATGCTCGGAAAAGGCGGAGTAGGCGAGGGCGGCGTAGGCGGCACTGGCGGCACTGGCACCCCACCACCTACTGATGCAGAGTGGCAAGATACCCTTGGCCAGATGGAAGCTCAAGGTATGCCAACCACTGATGGATCAGGCAAGCCTCTTAGCAAGGACGTTGAGTATGACTTGATGGACAACGCAGACGGGTCGCAGGACTGGGTAGTTAAGGGCGGTGTATCTCAGGATACGTTCGAGGCTAATATGTCTGGCCTTGCTGCTGCTGGTCACCCTACTACAGACACAAGCGGAGAGCCTCTACGTAACGATGGCACTGCTTACGAGATGGACAGCAACGGAGGGTTCGTAGACCCTACCAAGGGCGATGGCGGTATGTTCGCAGAGTTCGACCCTGACGCTGGCATTGAGATAGGAACCACACCTGAAGACATTACTGGCGATGGCGCTCTCGGCCCACAGATGCTCGGCGGCTATATTGATGATGCGGGTGTCTTCCACGCAGAGGGCGGCAGTGGCATACAAGTAGGCAACGGCACTCCTGTCGAGGGTGGCCCAGACTCTTGGGAGTCTCACGTAGAGGCTGTCTCCACAACGTCTTCAACTGGTGTAGTAGAGTTCACGCTCAGCACCGGAGAAAGCTCTATTGAGATGGGCGGCTTCGTTGAAGTGGCTACTCCTGATCTGGTAGTAGTGGAGCAGTTCCTAGGCCCAGACAAGCTAGCCGAAGCTGTATACGTAGGCGAGACTATGGAGTACACTGGCGAGATGGTTAGTGAGTACTCCTTAGACGGAACCCTCTTCACTATAGCTGGTCTGTCTGGCATAATCAGAGATACATACGGCTACGTGCCTAGTGCTGAGTATGATCCAGAAGCCCCTTCCCCTACTAAGCCACCAGATGACGCTCCCAAAGAAGACTTTGAAGCTCCAGTAGAAGAGACGCCACCTGAAGAAGAGCCTGAAGAGGAAGAGGAAGAGGAAGAGGACGAGACGCTTGTTAACGGAGTGATCGGTGGCCTGCCTTCCACTGGTGGAAACAACAACAACTACAACGGCGTTACCGCCCCTAACTACAATGGCGTTACCAACCCCGACACCCCACCAGTAACTACTCCAGTAACTACTCCAGTGTCTAACCCTGTCGGCACTCCTGCTGGTGGCCCTAACGGTGGCGGCGGCGGTGGCGGTGGCGGCTTAGGCTCAGCGTCTGCCCTCATGGGTAATGGCACTCAGGCGTCAGACTCAGGCAACCTATTCGATTATACAAAGATTAGCCCAGCAGCTTACGCTATACTGGCCCCACTAATAGACCAGATGGAAGGATTGAAATGAAGACATACTTAGAGATAGTCAACGATGTGCTTATTGCATTGCGTGATGACCAAGTAACTACTATCAACCAAGACGTACACACACAGCTCATAGCGCGCTTTGTGAACGACGCTAAGGTGCAGTGTGAGGCAGTTACTGATTGGTCTGCACTTAGCACAGAAGAGATTGTAGTGGCTCCAGCAGGCACAGAGAAGCTGAGCATAGTAGGCAGCGCCAACCGTATCAAGATAGACTACGTACTCAACGTCACCAACGACAACATACTGTCCCAACGATCACGTAGAGCCATGCAGATACAAGCACTGAAAGGCCAAGTACCTGTAGGCATCCCCGGCAACTGGTGTAACAACGGAGTAGACACTAACGGAGATGCTGTAATACAGATCAGCCCTTCCCCATCTGTTACAACTAGCCTTGCAGTGGTAGGCTTTCAGCGCACACCTTCCATGACACTAGACACTGACATGCTCCTCATCCCTGACGTACCTGTACGAGACCTAGCCACTGCCCTAGCGGTCCGTGAGCGTGGTGAAGTTAATGGACAGACAGCAGCTGAGTATTTCGAGATAGCCAAGCGCACACTGTCAGACGCAGTGGCATTCGATAGCGCACGTAACGACAGCGAAGACGACTGGTATGTTTCATACGGGAGAAACAGATGAGCCAACAGCAAACCAATGTAACTATCTCAGCCCCAGGATTTGGAGGCCTCAACACTGAGCTGTCGCCTACTGAGCAAAGCGATATGTATGCTAGGGTTGCTGACAACTGCGTCATAGATAACTTTGGACGTATCGCTGCGCGCAAAGGCTTTGAGCCAGTCACATCAGACAACACAGCGTTCGGCAGCAATATCCCCTCTGCTATCTATACGTTTGTTGGTGAAGATGGAAGCAAGGTAAAGTTTGTTGCTGCTGGTTCTAGCATCTACAGGGCTGACCCCGTTGTTGTGGACATTACTCCAGCAGGGGCGAGTATTACTAATGACAACTGGCAGATGCTAACCCTCAATGACAAGTGCTTCTTTGTACAGTCTGGTCACGACCCGCTGGTGTTTAGTCACACTGGAGGAGGCGCAGGAACTTTAGCTGTTAACACTACGTCAATGCCTAGGGCTTCGTGCGGTACGTCGTCTTATGGTCGGCTGTGGTTGGCAGACACAGACACTGATAATCATCAGGTGGTGTACTACAGTAACAGGCTTGACGGAGAAGCGTTTACTGGGGGAGATTCTGGCTCATTCAACGTGGCAAACTACTGGCCTACTGGATTCGACATCATTGGAGCGTTAGTGGTTCACAACGGTCGTCTTGTTATCTTCGGCAAAGAAAGCATCATTACATACAATCAGGCAGACGGCGACCCTGCGGCTGCTCCAGCAGCTGGTGGCATACTACTAGAAGACACCATCAGAGGGCTGGGATGCATAGCAAGAGACACGGTAGCTAACATAGGGTCGGATGTATTGTTCCTAGATTACACAGGGGTTCGATCTCTGGGCCGTGTCATGGAACAGCGGAGTATGCCCATTAGCGAAGTGTCTAATAACATACGCATAAGTCTTAGGGCAGCAATACAGGAACTAACCGCAGATGGTTTGTCCCGTGTGCGTTCTGTGTTCATACCGGAAGAGCAGCTATACCTGTTGATAGCAGTGGAAGCTGTTACAGTCTTGGCATTCAACACAGCGCAAAGGGATGAGACAGGAGCCATGCGTGTAACCAACTGGCCTTCCACCCCTATAACTGGCGGGTATAACTCAAACGGGACTACGGTGTTCTGCATGTCTAGCAAGAAGGTTGTTAAATACGCTGGGTACGCTGACTCAGGAGAGCCGTATCGTATGCGCTACTCTACTAAGTTTCTGTCTTTCGGGGACACCTCTCTCCTGAAGATACCTAAGAAGCTGGACGTAACTCTGGTAGCTGGGACATCGGCAGGGTACTCTGTGTTCTGGTCATATGACTACAGCCAAGAACGCTCATCGTCTTACGTGGCTCTTGGTTCCTCAGCGGGAGCAAGCGAATACAACTTAGGCGAGTACGGCATAGCAGAATACACGGGAGGGGTGTCTACAGTACGCAAGAAGACTCACTTGTCGGGCAAGGGTACAGTTATGCAGGTCGGCATAGAGGCAGACATAGCTGGTTCACAATTCTCAATTCAGGAACTAAACATACAAGCATTGATAGGAAGGATAGTATAATGAGCGATTACATTAAGACAGTTGACTTTGCATCTAAGGACACGCTCACTACGGGCAATCCTCTTAAGGTTGTCAAAGGAACAGAGATAAACACAGAGCTGGTTAACATAGCCGCTGCATCTGCCACTAAGGTGGAAAGCAACAACGGCGTACACACCGGTACAACTAGCATGACCAACGTCACTGTGGCAGGCACGCTAACAGCAGGCACAATAGATGGAGGCACATACTAATGGCTGGCATATTCGAGAGTCTATTTCAAGGCGGAGTGCAGGCATACGGCGCAAGCCAGTACGGAGAGCAGCTTGGCGAACTAGGCCAAGCATCGGAGGATAAGCTCTCTGCTGTCGGCGATTCCGCTGTATCTGGTACCCAGTTTCAGGGGTTCAATACTGTATCAAACACAGGTAACACTGTCACTAACGCTGACGGCAGCACAACTGGCACGTTGAGTGACGCCAACCAAGCAGTGTCAGACCAAGCCCTCGCAGCCTCACAAGGCTTGTTCGCAGAGGCTGGCGTATCAGTAGCTGACAGGACACAGGACATATTCGGCGCAGCTTCTCAGGCATTGCAGGGACAGTTTGCCATGCAGAACACACAGATGGGCAATGACTTGTACAGCCAAGGCCGTACAGGATTCAACTCAGCCTCCTTCGGTGGCAGCTCAGAGCAGTACGCCAACCGGCAGAGTCAAGAGCAGAGTATGCTTAACGCCTTCTACGGAGCGCGTACACAGGCAGGACAGGAGCAACTACAGCAGTCACAAGCAGCTGGATCATTGCTGAACTCCTCCTTCACACCTAGCGCACAGCTCTCAATGCAGCAGCAAGCAGCACAGAACAATGCTAACATGGCACAGAACGGGCAGATTGCAGGGCAGAACCTAAGCTCGCAAGCTAACATAACTGGCGTACAAGCCAACATCAATGCTCAGATAGAGCAAGCTAAGATAAAAGCTGGTATGTTTAATTCAGCCTCGTCAGTAGCTGGTTCTCTGGGCGCTGGTGTTGATGATAGCGCTGTGGGCAAATTAATTGCGGGGTTATTCTAATGGCACTATTTGACGGAGCAGCACAAGGAGGCGGCATATTGGCTGGTCTTCAGAAGACAGCTGACAACTTCAGCATGGCACCCAACCCCTTAGAAGGGGTGAACCTACAAGACCCAGTAGCATTGGGCGCGGCTGCACAGAAAGCAGTGAACGAGGGAGACTTCAAGCTAGCTAAGGAGCTAACCACTATGTCTCAGACTGCGGCTAGCCAACAGCGCTCTTCTGCTGAAGCTACTAGAGCAGCGGATAAACATAACACTGAGGTGGAGCAAGCTGCTGAGCAGGACGATGTTCATCAAGGCACTGTCGATCATCTCAGGGGCATCGGCACTACAGAGATGACTGTGTTGGCTGATAAGCTAGATGGAGGCCTCATTCAGCTTGGGGACGTAGCTCCCTACGTCTTGGATTATGACACAGCTCAGGCAGTCAGGGATAACGCAGCTGCTACTCTAGAGCATAAGAAGAAGACAAGGAGGCACGAGTCAAGTCAATACTCAGCATCTGCCACGTCCCTAGTGAACGCAGGCGAGGACGCGGCTGCCAAGATGCAGACACGGGAGATGATGGCTGGCATTGCTGGCCTAGACCCTATCATAAAGGCACAGTTCCTCAATGCAGACCTCGACTTTACCAACCCTGAGATACAAGCTAGATACGAGTATGGTATCAGGGATAGCGAAGAGTTCAAGGAAGAAGCTAAGAGGACAGAAGTTATCGGACAGCAGTCTGACGCTTTCGTAGCTGCTATTCCTAGTCCTGTACTGCGAGAGCATTACGGTAAGAAGCTGACTGAAGGACTCAAGGGACAGACGCCTGCGTATGCAGCTGCGTATCTACAGCAGCAGACTGCGAACTACAAGAGAGACCTCGAAGGTCAAGACCCACTGTGGGTGGACAGCGTTCCTGTTGATCGTGCGTTCTCCGAGCAGTTCTTAGATAAGCTTGCCACTACCAGTAATACAGGAGGCGTTGAAGGCAAGTACTGGTGGAGTGATGACGTACCCGCTGACTGGGCGTATTCACAGGCTGTGTCCCAGCTGATGGCAGACACTATTGGGTCATACCAAGCAGCAGTAGGAGTGCCTCAAGGAAGGGCGCAGCGCGAAGCTAGCGAGGCATTTATGAAAGAATTCAATGCCCAAGCAGCAGCACTAGAGAAGGCAGGGCTTCCGCCTATGCCTACTCTGCTGTCGTTGCAGACTGAGATGACAGAAGTTCTCATTAGGAAGTCAACCAAGAAAGGGGCAACAGACTGATGTCATACGATTGGGAAGGGGCTATAGCAGACGCCCAGATAGCAGGAAGACCTGATAAGGTTCAGGACATACAGGATGACTGGGCTGTGGCAAGAGGGGAAGTAGACCCACGACTAGCGCGCTCTAAGGCTCCTGTAGCAGCTGTCGATCCAGCAGTACAGTACGCAGAGGACAATGGCCTGACATATTACTCAGACCTGAGAGCAGCCAACGAAGGACGCGTCACTAATGAAGAGCTAGACATGCAGAAGAGGTTTGTCCTTCAGGGTGCTACCTTCGGCCTTGCTGATGACATCTACGCAGCTGGTGCATCCATTGGCACGTTGTTCGAGAGTCCTGACGTTGAGGCTGGCACCAATGATGACAGACCGTGGTTCGGTGATGACAGCAGACTTGAGGACTTCTGGGATTCTAAGAAGGAGATTACTCAGGAGCTGAAGGCAGAGCGTGACGCTTACGCACAAGAGAACCCCGGCGAAGCATTGCTGCTTGAGCTGGCAGGCGGAGTACTAACCGGAGGCGTGGGTGCAGCACGAGTAGCAGGCTTTACTGCGGCTAAGGCAGCAGTGGCGGGCGCTAACACAGCATTGGCAGCAGGCGCTGGAGCAGCCGCAGCAGGAACGGCTGAGGGCGTGGTGTATGGCATAGGCACACTCGATCACCAGTTCAATGACGGCACGTCAGCAGCTAAGTGGATCGCCACTAGCGCCCTGTTCGGTGGAGCCGGTGGTGCTACCCTAGGCTTCGCAGCTAAGGCTGTGTCCAATAAGGTAGCAGCTAACAAAGTATTCAAGACAGCGCAGAAGGATGCTGACACTATGTCTGCACGTCAGGCTGGTATGACTGAGATCAAGGACGCTGTTGATAACATGCGAGCTGACAACCCTTCGCTGTCCCCTACTGAGCTTGTCAATAAGGTACACGCTGACACGGGGCTTGGAACACGTTACACTACAGACCAGATGAGAGCAGCTATGGTTGCTAACTCTGATAGGGCTGGGCCGTTGACTCCTACTGAGCATAAGCTGATGAAGGAGATGACAGATGCACGTGTCGCCGGTACTCCAGCAGAGGAGTCAGCTAAGCTAGGCAAGGGCGGGGCGTTCGGAGAGTCAATGGAGTACATCTTCGGCTCTGTCCGTACCCGCCTGTCCAACATCGACAAGGCTACAGGCCAACGTCTGGACTACTCAGACGCTAACATCATGGCTAAGAACCGTGACCGTTTGTCAAGGGTGGAAGGCATGGAAGGCGTGACTAAGAACCCGCTGCTGAACTCTGAGTTCAAGAAGCTGTATGATGCTGACGATGCTGAAGGCATCACTGCTATGTTCAACCGTCACGGTGACGAGAACATGATACGCGGCTGGTCGCAGTGGCGCGCAGTACAGAAGGAGATGGGCGATGAGCTGGATAGCGTAGGCTTTGCAGGATGGGGCAAGGGCGGTCAGCTTCCCCGTGTGGTTAAAGACCCTGAAGGATTAGCTAGAAGGCTTGGCAGTTTGCCCAAGGCACAGAAGACCTTCGAGGCTGACTTCATTGCTATGGTTGGCAAGACTGAGGCGGCGAAGAATTACACCATCAAGTCCTACGCACAGGCTAAGGAACGGTTTGGAGAAGAAGCCACTAATGAGTGGATGGGCGAGTGGGTACAGAAGAACAAAGGAAGAGGAGGTGCTAAGGCTGCTCAGATTGGAACCACTAAGGGCCGTGAGATCGAGACAATCACTGACGACATCTCAGAGTTCTACGCTGACCCTCTGGAGTCTATCTCCCGTACAATCAAGGACATCACCAACAACGTAGAAGAGCGTAGGTTCTTCGGCAATGGCTCCGGCGAGGGGCAGAGAGTAGTAGGACTGGGCGACAACGCTAGCATAGACATAGACTTGGGCATCACTAAGTACATGGCTGACCTAGGCATGGACGCTACCAACCCGCA